ACCCGAAAACGGTAGGGGTAAGTCCTATAAGTGCCATAGTATCGCTGGGACGATGGGTTCTACCAGTTGGGGCTTTAGTGACCCCAAGGTAGACCAAGGGCGATGGCAACCGATGAACCCCTACGGCTTCTAAGCATAAGTGTATATACAGTTTAATATTATAGCCTACAAGGCTCTAATGCTAAACCGAACCGCAACCCAGCCGACCTCAGAGTCATTCCCCGGCTCTGGTAAAAATGTTGTAAGTGCGTTTGTTTCCCCAACTTATTATCCCGGTGTTAAGTATAACAGAATGCCACGCCCAGCCAACGCCAACCAACGCACCCCGCTACAGAAGATGGACGCTCAACGCAGATACGCATGGTGTAGGTATTACGAAGAGGCACGGACTAACCACGAAATGGCACTTACACAAGTAGCCCGTATAAGAAGGGTAGTAGCCGGTGAAATACCCCAGCACCTTAAGACGGAGATGGAGGAAATGGCACAAGCACTAAGTAAGCCCTACGAATGCCCTATATGCTTAGACCTAATACCCAAGGGCGAACTGGATATTACTAACTGCGGACATAAATACTGTAAGCGGTGCTTAACTACACTAAAGGCTACTACCCAGCCTAAGTGTGCGATGTGCCGAACGGAACTATGGGTCACACGCCCAGAGCCTACTAACTAACACTTAACTAAACATACAGATTTAGTCTGGTATTTAAATACCGACATAAACCCGTATTTCTGTAGTATCTTATGCGATGCTCCAAGCCTACGCCAACCGCCTACGAATCCAAGCGGTTCTGTAGAGTTCTCGTCGCAATCGCAGTTAATAGATAATATATATTTGTATTTTCCAGATGACAGCACTTTATCAAGAAAATCGGTCACCTCATTATCTAACCAGTGTTGTAATACATCTTTAACAATAAGTAGGTCTGCCTCTACCATCGTATCGGTTTCTGTAAGGCAGTTCTTAACCTCAAACGTCCAAAAACGACTTAAAGGCTGGTAGTGCTTATTGTGGCTATTTATTATTGCGTCGTAGCAGTCATAACCAGTATATTTTACATCGGTCTTATAGTATATAGCCTTACCACAACGCCAGTCGCCACACCCCACGTCTACTACGCTTTTGATGCCTTGCTGTCCTATGAATCGCTTTAAAAATGCGATATATTCCTCGTTAAACTCCATGCTACTTCCATTACCACTCTGACCCGGAAAATCTTCGCATATATCTTCGCCCCAGCCCTTATATTCGTATATGGCTTTAAAAGCGTCGGGGTGGTTCATTTATACTTATTGTAAATACTTTTATTTACAGTAAATATGAATATCGGGGAGCGTTTTAGAAATACTTAAAGTCATAACATTCAGCGACCTCGGTAGGGGGCATATTTGCCAAAGTGGTGATTGTCGGAATGTTGGCTAAGTTTATCTGACTGCCTCCATTAATACCGGAGGAAATAGTTTCAAACTTTATTGTGCTTCCTACTACTGGTGCTTTAACATTACCGCCTACAACTGTATCCAGATGCTTATACCAGAGGGACAAATCGGGGGTTTTGCGATAGTGGTATAGAGGCGACTCGTGACAAGAACAACAACATTTAAAAGAGGTGCTTGTAGCCATTCTTTTTAATGTAAGTAAAGATTATATTTTTAGACTATTTACATCATTCCACCACGCTCGTGAGCCATAAGGCGACCGGCAAGACCACCGCTGTGCTTACCGCCAGAACGTGAGCCACCTATGGGCTTACCGTGACCACCGCCCTCTACAGCACCGCCAGAAGCCTTGCCTCCATACTCCTTAACACGGTTAAGCACGTTGCCAAGGCGGTGTAAAGCACCACGACCGCCGACGATGCGGTTAAGGTTGCTACGTGTTCCAGCGGAGGACATAGGTGCGTTAATAACATCAGCCTCGTTAAGCACACCCTTAATCACACGTGAACTGCCTTTTACGGTTTCAAAATAGCCACTATTAGCCGTCACGATATAGAGAGTAGCGTTATTAACGGGAGTTGTGCTGTTGTTGATTACTGTAGCGTTGAACTGGAGGGTGTAGTTTCCTACGACGCTTGGGGCTTGTCCCTCTTGGAGTGTAATATCCTTAGAAGGCTTTAGCACAAGGAAGCCACCGACTAACTGGGACTTGTAGTAGTTAGGAGGTGTAGCACCGTTGTCTACCGCAGACTGACCGAAGCCCAGCCAAGAGTTGTAGTCCATCTCAAGACCATTCATTACGGACATCTGGTATAACTGCTCCGTTGTGTGGGAGGCAAGTAGACCGGAGAAGTTGTCAAAGTTGACTGAAATCTGTGTAAGGGGTAAATACCAGTCGCCATCCGTGCCGTTGGCGTTGTATGACTGAGGCTTACAGTAGATGATTAGCAAGTCTGGGATACAAGGGAGCGTAAGGGTCTGGCTCTGAACTTGTGCTGTCTGCCCTTGGGTGATTCCGCCGAGTGTCTGGTTAGAAACATAACGGGGAAACTCGTAGTAAGGCACTATAGACTTGGCGGGAAGAGGAATGGAAAGAGAAGGGGTTAGGAACTGGACGTTAATGCGTGAGCCAGAGAAGGGAGAGCCGTTGGCTGTGTTGCCGTTGTAGGCTACGCTGGAAACGGCGACCACCTTGTCGCACATACGGAGAACACGACCAGAAGAAGCAGACTGACTGGGATTTGTCATGTTCATTACAAGTTGAATGTTCTGGACTCCAAACATACCAGTATCCAGTTCGTGAATGTCGCTGAAAATAAAGGGGGAAAGCACCAGTTTCTCGTTAGAGTAGAACTGGCAGTAGATAGAGTAGTTGGCTGTTCCAGCAGTCTGGACGGGAACACCGTTGACGTAGTTCACCGTAGCACCAAAACCAGCGGAAGAGGCACGGGGGTCGGCATAAGAGCCAGAGCCAGAAAGCACTACGCCAGTAGGGCTGGTGAAGTATAACTGACCCCAAGCACCGTTGGGAATATTGTCACGACCAGTTGAAGCACCAAAGTCCGCAAGAGGGTTGCGGATTGTCTGGTAGGCATCGTTATAAGAGCCGTATGTGTCAAGCATGTTCGGGCATGTTCTCTGGATACGATTCTTATTGTAATCAGTTAGGCGGAGAACCTCGTAAAGCACATCGCCAGTATTCATAGTCACCGTAGCGTCGTTAATGGTCGCTGTCATCGTCTGGACGAGGGAGTGAAGGGGAAAGGGGGCAAGGGAAACATCACGACCAAACACTACGCAAGGCGTTCCCGTGCTGACGGCTCTGGGTGTAGCCACAAAGCCTAACGCACAACTGGCTCTCCACTCAACACCTCTATCAATAAAAACTCCCTCAGAAGGGACGCTAATGTTATAAGTGTGCTGGGAGGCAGTCTGGGATAGAGCCGTAAAGGGGGCATTTGTAAGAGATAATGCTCCCTTCTCCACCGCATACTTAGGCTGAGTCTGAACGATACGGTCGTCATATACCGAAGTCTTCTGGACGGAGTCGCTCATTTTATATATTATAGGCATATTTAAAATCCGCTCATTTTGCTATTTTTATTATTTCTTACGGAACATCATTTTGATTGAAACGCTCGTTAAGTTAAACATAGTAATCGGGTAGAGTTGATTGTTTATTCTGTTCTTCCAGAACACTTGTATATCTATATTACGCAGTTCCGTGCGTGAGCCGGTAAAAGAAGATAAACGGTATTCGCCAGTTGGGGTGTAAGATAAGAACCCACGGTAATCGTCCGCCCTTTCCATAGGTATAGATATATCCGTAATAATCGGGGCGAAGGCGGAGGTGGATTCTTGTGGGGCATTTGTATTACCCTCTCCGTAGGACAGCGGTGTTCCAGTTTGTTCCGGGAAGATAGGAATCATCGTAGAACTAAATACAATCGCAGAGATTGGCGACCAGAGCGTGGAGGTGCTGTTATAGTTCTGGGTAATCTTAATGTAAGGACTGGGTAAAGCCTCCACAGATGCTCTACCGCCTACCGTAGCAGACCAAGCAGAGGTGGAACTTAGGACTTCAAGGTTAGACCCCGTCGGCTGGAACATTATTTTGTTAGTTAGACCGGAGGGTAGTTCGTCGCCATAGTATAAGTTATTGAAGTTGGCGAATAACCCGAACATATTTGTGTTAAAGTATAGTTGTGCGACCTCCGTGCCTTGTGTAGGAACTGTAGCACTACCTACGCCGTAGACTGGAGTGCCGTTATTCCAAGACCACGCAGTAAAATCGGTTGCCTTAGGTGGGGTGCTTACCGGAACACCCGTAAGATTGTCGCCGAAACAATAACTATCGCCAAACATACTAAATAACCCAGTATCTTGGTTGTAGCGTAAGAAGGGTGGTGTCCCTTGTAGAGCCATTAGATTATCAGCAGTTCCACCTATGGAGAGCCAGTAAGCCTTCCACTGCTCCCGTATAGACAGCGTAGGTGGCACGTATGTAGGAAAGGGCTTTCTTAGGCGAGGATTAGGCTGTGATGCTACTTGGTGAGCGTCCCATTCAGCGTGGGTAAGCGTAGTAGGCGGAGGGTCATAAAACAAGTCAGCCAGAGCCTTATTACAGAGGTTAGTCCAGTGGTCGTAAGTATATACCCAGTAGTAGCGACCACGCAAGTCTTGTCCCACATAAGTGCCATCTTTTAGAACCGTATTCGGGGGCTGGGGTATAGGAGCATTTACGGTTTCTGGCTGGTAGTATATGAACCGCTGGGCGGTAAAGGTCTTCTCCTCATTAGCACCAGATACTGGGTTCTTGTAATAAACCGTGTAGACCATGGATACGGAATAGTCCGTTAGGTTAATATCTGGTTGCGTATCGTTAATAGAGGGGATAAATATAGGCAAGTCTTTACCAGCACCGTCCATCGTAAAACGAATGATACTAAACATATACTTGCTTATATCATTAAGCAGAGGGATTGAACGGGTTTCTTGGAAGCGTATAACTGGGTCTTTATCAAGCCCAAGTGATGCTGGACTAAACGCATCTGCGACTATGTCTGCGTTGTAATACACAATATCGGGGTCTAAGTCTTTGCCAACTGACTCTACTGAGGAGCGATAGTTGTAAGCCATTCTATTATATACTAAGCATATATTTTTACATTTGTTATTTATGTAGTTTTAAATAGGTCAGACCCGCTACAAACTCATCTGGCGATAGACCGCTTCCTAATACTAACTTCTTATAAGCGTCCAAACTTAGGTTCTTATACATTAATCTTGCTACGCAGTGGCGACCACAAGTATTAACCGACTTATCGTCCTCTTGGAACTTATAAGAGTTGTATATGATTTTGTAATCGGATTCATCAAATAATCGTGTTAAAACTGGTTTTTCAAGGTTAAGTTCCCGACGCAAACTGCTACTCATCCACTTTAGTTCTGTGTCGGGAACTTTGCCATAAGGGTCAAAAAACTCTATTTCGTTAGGGCGTTTAATCATACATACCCAGTGTCCGTTAGATTCAGAAGAAACTGGGTAAAGCATCATTACCCGACCAAGACTATCAAAAATCTCGTCTATATTATTTACAAGTTCTAACGAAGGATATACTATAATATTTGTCGGTGGTTTTAGCATTTGGTTTATATCGCTGTCCGATAGGGGATAATCCACAACACGCTCTGTTGCTTCCACAGTATCTTCCATTACTAATATTAGGAAGTTATTTTATTTGCGTTTAATATATAAGATGTCCCTAAGACAAGTCCAGCCGTTAGAGGTTAAACGCTCACTTGGATTTACTACCGCACAGTCTAACGGAGGCTACGATATTATTGTTAGTCAGACGATTCAGCCCAGACAAAGGGTAGAAAATGCCGGTCAAAACTTAACAGCGTATAACATTTCAGACCTTATTCCTTGGATTAACCTTAACGGTGGTATAGGCAGTTTAAATGTTGCGTATTTGGTCGGCACTATTCAGCCAGAGGCTTCTACTGGCGTTCTCTGGTGGTTTCTGTATTGGGGGCAAGATTTAGTCACAGACCCCCCTAATGCGACCACAATCCTTAACGAGATAGATTACGCTAATATCCAGAACATTATGAACCTAACTGGCGTTTATCAGACCCAGACAAGTGGTCTATTTCAAGTGCCTCCAGCGTTAGACCCGGCTAATGGTCTATACATAGCCCTCCAGTGGGAGAATGTAAATGCCCCCGACGACGTGTCAATCCCCCTTGTGGCATATACACCAGTTGTCGTTGTTCCGTCCGTTCCTTTCCCCTTGGCAGATAAGAACCCCTTACAACCAGCACCTCCTCCCCAGTATCACCAGATGTAAATATTCGCATTTTATATGTTATAGTATAATATAAGAAATGCCACCCAAGAAGACAGCAGTTCCAAAGCCCGAGGAAGCCGTCGCACCAGCAGTAGAAGAGGTCGTGTCAGAGCCTCTTATCGCTAAGAAACTTAAGAACAAGGCTATAGTGGAAAAGATACTATCTAAGCGTTTTGGTGATGGATACAGCCACCCTAATCCAGCACCTATAAAGACCGAGGAGTTCCCACCTCACGAAGCCTCATTTAAACCAACTATGTGGTTTAATAATAACTAAGGTATATTATATAGATGGACTCAACGACTTCTTCTGCTCTTGCGATAGGTTCTATGGTAGTATCCATCGGTGGGGCTATATTAATGGCTGTAAATCATAAGCGTATTCGTAGCAACTGTTGTGGAAAAGAAATAGTCGCATCGGTAGACGTGGAAAATACAACGCCTCCAGAGGGCGGATTAAAAATCTCCATACCAGTAGTAAATGCCCGTGACGATAAGCACCCGGTGGCTGACGGCTGTCCGAAACCTACTAACGAACATGTATAGCGATATGTGTATTACGCACCCCTATTTTGACACCCTTGGGGAAGTTCTTTCCGGCTTGAATAAAATCTTGGCAAATCCCCAGAAATATCAGTAAATAAATATATTTACCATAAATATAAATGGTAAAACTCGTATGGGTAGGTAATCACTACGACCATGTTATAGGGTATTCCAAAATAACCTATGACATACTCACGACCCTATCAAAAGACCCGGCTATTAAACTATACCACTTTGGCTATAGGCGACACGATACATTTAGACGACAACCCATTAAGGGTGTATCGTCTTATGTAGCGTGTGAAAGCACCGTCCATCGTGAAAGCCTTCTAAAGGGCAACTTGGTATTAGGCGAAGATAAAATAGAGCGTTATTTGGAAGTTGTTAAGCCAGATGTCGTCGTATTCTACGGTGAACCCGGTTCTACTGCTATTCTTCTAAAAGCCCTACCGCCTAATCGCCCTTACAAGTTATGGGCGTATATAGACCAGAACTATAAATATGTTAATCTTTCTGGCTTACAAAATATAAGCCGTTATTTAATATTTGCGAAAGAATGGCGTATGGATATAAATACCCCACAAACCGTGCTAAATCACGCACCATCGGCTTTTTTGAAAGCATTAACGGCTGAAGAGGTCGTAGACGCTAAGAAACATTTAAAAATACCTATTAATGCCCCCGTGTTCGTATCTATAAACCGCAATAACGAGCGTAAGCGTCTTGATTTACTCTTACAAGCGTGGAAGATATACAAGGAAGGTGGAGGGGCGGGGCATTTACTATTACATACCGAAACCGGCGATAGTGCGTATTACCACCTACAGACCGTTATAATGCTTGAAAAAGTCCCATTTGACTGCCTAACTATAAGCAACGGCGACGTAAGCGACGAAGTCATCAACATTTACTATAATGTAGGCGACTACGGGGTTAATACTTCTAACGGTGAAGGATTTGGTATAATGGCTCTGGAAATGGCTACGCTGGGTAAGCCACAACTGGCTCTGGATATAGGAGCATACAGAAGTTATTTAAACGACCAGACAGCGGTGCTTCTTAAGCCTACAATCCGTAATCATCGCAAGTTTAGCGACGGTAATGGGGCATTCACCGAAAGCACCAGTCCAGAGGCTTTCGCTGAAGGCTTTAGGCTTATACAAGGTAAGAGTAAGCCGGTTGTAAATATAACGTGGGATAGTGCTTTAGAAGAGTTAAAACGGGAGTTATTAAGGTGCGGATAGAGGAATGGCTAAGCAACTGTAGCCCATGCGACCACCGCCCCAGCCGAATCCAGCGTCGGGCGTGTTGGCTGGGGTCTGGCTCTGGAACAGTTCGCAACAGAGGTAGAGATTTGCGTCGGAAGCGACCAGAACTGTTGTGAAAGTAAAGGGTGTTCCGGGGGCAACCGCTGTGCCAGTAGACGTGTGGGTAAAGGTTGTAGAGCCGTTGGCTAAAGCACCTTGGGGTGTTTCGGATAGACCCGTTCCAGCGAATGTATCATACGCACCGTTGATAGTAGCGGAGAGGTAAGGGTAGAGATTGATTGTAGAGATGGACGTGTTTGTAGCAAGAACACCAGTTAGTTCCCATACATTCGCAGTAAAGCGAACCTCGTAGAGATTACCGGGTGTAAGGTTCATAGCGACCGTAAGCAGAGGAACTCCGCCAAGAGGGTTTGCCACCGCTACACCAAGGGGTTTGGCGGTGATATTTGATGTGCCAGAAGCGGGTTCGGCAACCACTAAACCACGAGCATTTCCAGCAAGTGCCGTCGCACTAATAACGACACCTCCGGCTGCCGAACTGGTCACGGTGACAGCACCTTGCCCCGCAATATTAACTGAAGCCGTGTTTGTCACAACTGACCCAGCACCAGAGCCGAGCAGACCAGTCACCGTGCCACCACCGCCACCACCACCTCCAGTTGTCTGAAGGTCAATCGTTCCAGCACCCGGTGTAATAAGGAGAGAGCCATTTGAGGAAGAAAGTGTCATAACACCGGTTATGCCGTTAAGGGAGGTCACACCACCGCCACCGCCACCGCCACCGCCACCCGCACCAACATTAAGCGAGGACTGAACTTGACTATTGGCAATCTGACGCAAGGACATCTTTTATATATAATAGCCATATTTAAAAACGCCCTATTTTCATTTTTCTTGGTGTAATATTTTGGCGATATGCTGGGAAACTAAAAACTGCGGGTAGTTCTTGTATATACATACCCAGCGACCCATTTTCCGGAGTTCCGTAATATCTTCTTTAGACATTCCTACTCGGGAGGCTAATAAATACCGTAAAGAGGAGAACGAAGTTGATTGTGGATATATAATATAATACATAGCCTCGTTTAACATCAAAGCCGTCTTTTTATAGTTAGTTATGTAGTGCGTTAGAAACAAGCATGTAGTATTCGTATGTCTGCCCGTAATACTTAAATCGTCTATTAACTGTTGAACCACCTTGCCCTCTTTCCCAGTAAAGCAGTCGTAGTCGTCAAATATAACCATACAATCTTGGAACTCATCAATCTTCGGATAGTTGTCTATTAAACTATTAACATCTATACGCAAGGGGCGACCGACTTTCATAGTATCCAAGGTGGAATCGTCGGTTAGTTTGCTTATAAGGTATATCTGTCGGTCGGGGAACAGTTTTTTATAACCTTCTGCTAAACCCCTTGCGATATAAGATTTACCAGAACCGGAAGCACCAGCAACATAGTAGACGGAACGCTTCTCTGGGTCTGGATTTGGTATTAGGTTAAATGTGCTGTCATCGGGTAGTTCAATAGTTTTCGCATCCTTTTCCTTATGGTCGCTTAGAATACGCCGATACAACGACCGGATATGTTCGTTTTCTACTAACATTTCTGGGGCTACACCACGCTCCTTAGCCTCAGACAACTTGTTAAAGAGGGCTACACGCTCGGCGGGTTTAAGGTGTTTTACATCTTTCGCATAGTTAATAGAGTCTATCTCACGCTTACTGGGCTTCTTGCCCTTCTTAGCCTTTTCGTCCTCCTCCGTAAATACGCTTAAAATCTCTCCATCGTGGTCGCCACCACGCACTAATGCTATAGGCATACCCTTTTCTCCAGTCTTACCTAATGATAGGAACGCCATCGTTTATATCATTAGTGAATATTTTAAGATAGTCGTATTTGTATAGAGTTTTTGCCCCAAAAGCACGAAACTACGGTAAATACTTTGACGGAACTGGGAATAATCTTTTGGCTTTCAAATAGCGTAGGGTATAGTTAGATAGTATAATAAAGATATAATAACGCAGTTTATCCAGCAGTTCAAGCATTTCTGGGTTATTATGCTTGTATATACTTGTATCCCTTAACTTATTAACTACCCGTAGGATTTCGTCTTCACGGCGTAAATAGGTAGGCAACACTATATTCGCTAAACGCTGGATAAACTGACTTACCTCAAAATCTACTTTATCCTTGGGTATATCCGATACATTTTCTATTATATATTTTAGACTATTAGCGTCGCCGTATATACCGTATAACCGCCCTAAATCCCCAGTAAATAGGTCGTTAAGCGGTTCTAAGTCGTGCTTGTATCCAAAATAACGAGCAAGAGCATACATACGCTTAGCCATCTTAAAATAGTTCCCCTCTCTACGCATTAACAATACGGATTCCCTTATAGCCAAGTCCATATCACGAAGACCCGGATTTATTATCTTACCCCTTAGTTTGAACTCGTAAATCATCTCAAAGTCCGTAAAATGATTACCCGCAATCCACGATACAACATCCAGTTTAGTAATAGTGGGCGATTGAACCCCTTGCTCCAGCGTATATTTACGACCATCTTGTAGCGTCTTATATCCAGCGATTACCTCCTTAAGCGACCAGCGTAGGATATTGTAGCGGAGTTCCTTTCTCAAGGCTAAAAACTCAACGGCATTAACCTTTTCTTTCAGCATATACTTTGCGATACGAAGTTGTTCGTCGCCGATGATTTTTATATCGTGAAGATGAACTACCTTATCAAGTATAAGGCTTTTGTCATAGTTTTCCACCCGCCCTTCGTGAATAACCATATTATCGGGTATTACCTTCCATTCATCTACAGACCCGCACTTAATATCGCTAATGTATGTAAAGGGTATTTTTATTACGGATTCCACTACCCCTTTGAACCGCTTTACGCATTCGCCTACAGATTTAATAGGCACTAACTCAAGTGCGTCAACGTCCCCAGCGTATATCTGGTTTCGGAGGGTATAACTTCCGACCAGTTTTACTTTTTTCCCCTTAGTGAAGGACATAGCCCTTATAACAGTAAGGACATCATCACTATAGTCCGCTGGGTATTTCTTGGTAATGATACGCATTCTCTTATATAAAGAGTTTATAAAATAAGCACTTTATATCCATGTAGGGTGATGTAGGGTAAATCGCAGAGTTTGGGTTAGGGCTAAGCCTCTTTTTCTTGTTTTCCTAAGGAACTTTACGGTTTAGCATACATTAGCCTACATAAAAAAAATAAGAATGGCGAAATCCTTACTTGTAAGGGGATTTCTGCTATTCTGCGATTCAGCCTACATCGTTAGTATAGTCCGTGGGCTTTTACATATTTGGAGGCTTCAATCATCTTTAACCCCTTCTCACGCATTACCTTCTTAACGATTTCAGCACGGGCGTTAGGCTTTCTGCCTCCTACTGCCTTCTGTATCTTATTAACCGCCCCATAGGCTTTTCCGAGCGTCTTAAGACTATCCATAGGGTGTTTTAGTATATTGCCTATTCCATTAACGCCCATAGAAATCAGACTATCGCCCCAAGACTTACCCTTACCCCTACGCCTACGTCCCTCTCCCTCTAAGGCTGGTTCGGCTGGTTGCTCGTCTATTACCTCAATAAGGGGCTGATTTGGGTTTCTCTGGGCTGGGCGTGGTGCTACTGCTACTGCTGGTGCTGGAGGAGGTGCGTTCTGCGGGTGCTGAGCGTCCCACGCCTCTAATGCTTGTTCTAACTCTGTAGCGTTCATTTTGCTTAACTTACCAGCGGGTCTTGGTGTGCGTTCCCGTGCTATTGCTAATAGTTCTTTCTTAGTCTTACCAGCATAAGGACTGGCTCTAAAGAATGTGCGGGACGCTCTTGGAACGAGTTCCGCTGGTTGTCCCCTACGAGGTGGTAAGCCTATGTCGGTTTCCGCCGGTGCTTCGGCTAAGTCGCCATGGGGTCTGAACTCCCCCATAGCATCGTGCCAACCCCTTTCAGCACGGTCTTCCGCTACAAGGCGGTCTGTTCCGTGGTCTTCGCCCCAGCCTACACCTCCACGGTCATAAGGAGGAGCGTATGCCTCTCCCTCTCCAGCATCTACAATCTCTAAGCCGTGGTCGGTTATGCCTATAACTTGTCCGCCAGAAACTAAGCGTAAAATCTGCTGTCTTGCCTCCTCTATCGCATTTCCAGAGATATTCATTCCAAGACGCTTGGCTAATGCTTGGACGGCTTGTTCCCTTGCCTCTGGCGGTGCGTCTATGGGGACAAGGTGGATTTCTGGAACGGCTTTCGCACGGTAAGCGTCCTCCTCTTGCTGGAGAGCCGTTAAATCCGCATCACTTGCCATTCCATTAGCCTTCTGGCGACGTAGAAGTATAAGACGGGCGGAAGGCTGGGTGCGGGGCTGAGGTGTCATTCCATACTGGGCGTTAATACCAGCACGTCCATCGTCGCCGATATAAGCCCATAGTAGTTTAATAGCCTTGTCTAACTTAAGAAGCGTAGGGGTTAAGCGTCTGGCAGTAGCAAGGCGTTCTTCACGGAAAGGCACAACCTCAATACGCCTTACACCCCTTGCGTCAGTTGTTGCGGGTCTTGTAGATACATCTAAGCCTTGCTTGTAGCCGTTTAACAGTTCTCCAAGGGTATTAGCGAACTCCTTAATCTGGGTGCGATAGTTAGAGCCAAGTGTAGATAGGGACGATAGGGTCATAGTCCACCACTGGCTAAATACATTCGTTAGTTTGGGGTCATTAGTTCTTAAACTATCAACAAGAGCATCGTATAGAGGGTATATAGCGGACAGCGTAGCATCTCCTACATCTGTATCCGTGTTCGCAGTTTCGGTTGGTCGGGCTTCCCTATCACCAGCCATTTCAGCATACTCCTTCTGGCGTTTGTTAAGCAGTTCTTGTAGGTAATCTTGACCGGCTTTGGTGAACATAATACCACCTCTGAGTTCCGAACCACCACGAACCGGTCTGGGTTCATATTCAGAAGCATAGTCCCATATAGCATTACCGCCACGTGCGTTCGGGTGCTGAAGGAACTCACCACCAAAACTATTGATTCCAAATGGCTTAATACCACCACTATTGCGAACCAATCCAAGTTTCTGATACGGGCGAACGCCTAATAGATAAGCGTGTTCCGCTGAACGGGTCTGCTTTACCTTATCCATAGCCTTCTGCCGTGCTTCATTCGCCCAACCATACTGGTCGCCTCCCATATCAACTTCGTAATCGTGGGGTTCAGCCTCTGGGTAGAACCCACGAGCCTTCCCATAGTGCTGAAGGAACACCTCTGGAAATGTAATCGCTTGACTGGGTCTTGCCATCTCTTATATATATAGCATACATATAAAAGATGATATATTTATCTGTTCCTATGCGAACGATATTACTATAGGAACTGTGCTAATCTTAATACCCTTTAGTTGTTCGGACTTCTTAACATACTTGCGTTTAGGTCTATTCTTCTCTTGTTCCTTTAACGCTTTCCGCTCTTCCTTGGTAAGGGTCTTTGGAGGCTCAGACTGTGTTGCGACTTCGGGCATCATTTATCTGTTATACCGGGAGAAAGGTTTTTGGCTGTCTGAACGCACTTAATACAGACCGTGTGCCTTTACATACTTAGATGCCTCAATCATAGAAAGTCCCTTCTCACGCATTACCTTCTTAACGATTTCAGCACGAGCGGAGCGACCACGACCACCAGCCATAGGGGAAGCACGTCTGGCTTGGGAAGAGGTATTCTGCCATGTATCAGAAGCAGAGTCAGAACCCGTGTCGCTGTCCTCTTGGTGTCTGCCAAGTCCAGCAAGTTTTAAGCCTTGGTCGGCAAATGTTCCAGCCAAAGGCATACCTACCATAGCACCAAGGGCATTACCAGCGGGTGCTACAACCGCACGACCAACCTTCTTAACGCCGTTCCATACATCGCCCCAGAAACCGCCCCCAGAAGCCTTGTGTGCCTTTAAATCCTTAATAGTCATACGCTTATCGCCGATAAACCAACTTCTACCGTGCTTGTATGCCATTCCAGAAGCCTTAGCCATCTTATGGTGATGGGCTGAAAGGCGACCAGTCTTACCCTTACCCGCAAGTTTAAGCCCTTGGTCTGCGTATGTTCCGAGATTATCTACCCCTACTTGCTTACCTAACTCATTACCAACACGCTCCACGTGGGGACGGGCGACCTCAATAGCCTTGTTAATAAGTTTGGGTGCGATTTCACCACGGAGTTTGCTATGCGGGTTAGTGAACTCGTTCTTAATCTTGTCCCACCAGCCTCCGCCCTCAGCACCAGAACCCATAATCTTCTTAGCGATAGGCGATGTAGCCTCTTGCTTAGCCCAAGACTTACCGATAGGTGTAGCAAGGGGTAGGAGATTACGCATTCTTGCTCCCATATCAACCAACTTAGGCTTACGAGCCTCCGCAAGTAGTTCTATATCATACTGGTTATGTGCGTTAGGATTACCCCCAGAAGCACCACCGGAACGACCGTCGCCACGCCAGTGCGAGTATCTGGGGTCTTCCATACTACGCATTCTTGCCCTATCCCTATGTGCCATACGAACGCTCTGGTCACGGAAACCCATACCAGAGCCTACCGCCCGTGAAGGGTTCTGCTGGATAGTTTCAACGCTATTAATAACTTGGTTCTGGCGATGTTCTACGCCACGCATATCTTGGAGCATGTGGTGCTGTCTGCGTCTTGCTCCGCCAACTGGGGCTACATGTTCTCCGCCTCCAACCATTCCAGTGCCATTACAAGCAGAGCATCCACCAGTAATGTTCTTCGGCATTTTCTATATATATACCGTATATTTAAAATCCATAAAATCTAAATATTGTATATAGATAGAATGACTGACTTGGAATCAAATGGTCACATGTGGGGCGAAGGTATGCCAAAGGGTGTAGGTGCTAAGAATGCTGGGTATATCGGGCTAATGATTGCCAAAGAGCAAGGCAAAAAACGCACGGATTATGACCCCACACAACGCAGAAAGCGTATCGGTAAGTTTGATATTAACAAGATGGTAGAAGAGCCATCGGATTACCTTAAATCAGCGTATATTGATAAATACAAGAAACTATATACCGGAAACCCCCGTAAAACTTGGGAACAAGTTAAAGCAGAAGCCTCCGACATTAAACACGCTGTCGCTACTTGGGCGAGGCTACACCCGAACAAAGACGAGCGTATGATTGCCCGTGAAACCGGAGTATCCCAGCCATCTGTTAATCGCTGGAAACGCTTAACGGGACAAGGTAAGGAGGCTAATGCTAAACGCAAGGAGTTCGCCGATATGTATAACGATTATGCTGGATTTTATAGTGATTTCTTAGAGGCTGGAACTGATAATAAGGAAAATACTCGTATATTAAAACATTTGATTAATGTGGAGGCACAGAGTTCCATGGAAATAGGCGACGATATACTAAAAGGTATGGAAGAAGGCGAAGCAAAAGAAGCAGTAAGGCAGTTGTCTGGTTCACAGAACGATTGGGGACAACACGCACACGATAATGTAGAAGAACTTAACAAGGCTATTAAGGCGGTGCGTGATAAGAAAATGTCATTACATGGTGCGGACAGCGACGATGAAGAAGCCAGAAATGAGATAATAGAACACGAAGACCAAAATCCGGGTGGGTATAAGCGACCTAAACAAGGCTCTCTGGAGGACTTGGAGCATACTATGAATATAATAAAGGAGGAAATATTCACTTCCGTTATGATGGTATTACAACTCCAAGCGACAATAGAGGATATTAATGACGCAGAGTCTGGCGAACTGGAACAAGAACCCGATAGTGAACCGCTGGAAGCACCTAAAGCCCGTAAGCGATACGATTTACACCCTTATACTGGTGAAAATACTGGCACACGGGAGGGTTTTAAGGCTGGTAAGGACTTTACGACTATCCAGCCAGAAGAGGCAGAAGATGCCGACCCTACGGGTGCTGGTCGTAAGCGTGTTATGAAACTCTACAATAGTAGTGGAAAGGTTCATAAGGGTAAATACCACATAATGGAGGACGGTTCGGTTCATAGTGGGGCTACGCATACTGCCCGTTCAAAACCTCTCATCGTTAAATAAACATAATGGTAGTAAATCTTCTCTTGGTATATCTATCTTAAGGCTCTTTTCTGTATAACCTTTTTCGGGTCTATATGCGGTTGGGGTGCGGTTTTCGTCGTATTTATCCCAGTCATCACTATACTTTCTGTAAAATATACCGTTGCTATAAACCCATACATAATAGTATTCTACGCCCGGTTTTTGTGCGTCTATCTTATGCCGGTCTATAAAAGCGGTTTCGTAGTAATCGTGGCGGTAATCCACCCGTGTTTTTACCTCCACGCTTAGCGTCTTATCGTCGTTCCACATATCGTGCTTAGCCGTATTATTTTCGTCTAAGGTTATATTAGTCTTAAACCACTGTGCTATTATATGCCTTACGGCTATTTCGTTCTTCTTACCTATAAGCAAGTTCTGTTGGAACGGTAAAGACTTGCTATAATCTTTGTATCCTAAAAGTTGTTTAGTTGCTTTCTGACCTATAACATATAGGGTCTTAGAGCATCTTTGCCCATTCGCCGGGATAATAGGCGTGTCGCCTACTATCACCATCGGGCATCGTAGTCTGCGGGGCTTGGGTGTTGGCGACTCCGGGACTGGGCTTGTCATCTCCTTTATGTTCTGTAAATATTTTATTTTCAGAGTTATTTACCGCACCGGGGTCTTTCCGTTGAACCGTTAGTATCACATCGCCGACTGCGTTTAGTTTTACATCTACCACTTTAGCAGTTGCGTATTCCCCGTAAGTTGGTATGCTATACACGATATGATGTTTAAAAACATTTACATTTATATTACGGTTATGGGAATATATCATCTTGGCAAGTTCCACAATCTTAGGCATTATATTATATGTAAATATTATAATGGATAAGATTGAACGCAGAAGGGAACTTGCCCGAATCCGCTACGCAAATCGTCTGGAGAACACTAATAAAGAGTTTGTAGAGGCAGTAATGCTACAAAGCGACCACCCAGATATAATAGAACTGGCTACTTCTTTACTGGCAAATAATGGATTTAAACGGTTGGATAAGAATACCCGGAAAATGCTGTCCGGACACCTTCCGGCAAAAATATGAAATATTTATTTTCACCCGTAAGAATATACAAATGACTATGCGGGTGTCCGACTTCATGGTAGACCTTAGCAAGAAACTTATGGCTGGAGATGGCGACAAAAAGAAGGCAATAGCAGAGTCGTCTGCTAATCTTTACATTAAAAATCTATGGACGCTTAACGGTAAGCAACCTTTTAATAATCTGGCGTTCTTAAAAAACTCAGATACTATAGATGGATTACTTGCTGGATATAGTGACAACACTAAGAAGACTTATTTATCGTCAATCGTTAGTGTCCTATCGTTGTTTAAGGACAAGGCAACCTACAAGAAGATATACGAGCATTATTTTAAGGGTATGATGGCTAAGGCTGAGGATATGAAGAAGGACGAAAGCGATACAAAGACCGATAAGCAGAAGGAGAACTGGCTTGATTGGGCGGATGTTGAGAAAATCCGTTATACGAAGATGATGGAAGTGGCTGGGTTTAGCCAGAACAAGTTAATAACCCCTAAGCAGTATGCGGATTTGCTATGCTACACGCTACTCTCCCTATACACCCTTACGCCTCCAAGACGCAACGCCGACTATTCCGATATGTTTGTAGTAGGCAAGTGGAATAAGGATATGGATACTAACAAGAACTACTTAGATATGGCTACAAAGCGGTTTATTTTTAACAAGTATAAGACACAAAAGAAATACGGACAGCAAGTCGTAGATTTGACGGATAATGATAGAATGTGGACGGCTATTACGGACTATCTTAAGCATTCACCCCTCCATAAGGGAAAAATCACGAAATCTACCGAGTTCCGGTTTCTCTGCTACGAGGACGGGTCACCCCTTACATCTGTAAATGCTATTACACGCATACTAAACAAGTGCTTGGGTAAGAAGATTGGAACATCTATGCTTCGCCATATCTTCCTAAGCGATAAATACGATATTAAGGATATGAATGAAACCGCAGAGGCTATGGGGCATTCCGTTAATGAAGCCTTGAAATACGCCAAGGAATAACCTAAGTTATTTATATAATGGAGGCTGGACTATATGTAGAGGTGGCACGACAGCGACAATCCGCTAATGGAAAACCGCTGGGTGGTCGTAAGAAGAAGCACTTAGTTTGGCTTGTAGAAATAGTAGATGGGCTATGGAGAGGCACTTGTATAGGCTTCCTTTTTCCTAAAGAAGGTATATTTAGGTGGGACGACGCATTACATCCAGTATATGCTCATGCTTCTGGTGATGAAAATAGCGTAGCGTTAGTGCGATTTCAACCAGCGAACTTTAGACGCATTTTACCCGGCTATAGTGCGAATGGGCTAATGACTTTAACAAAAATGCCACCAGAATGGAAGGCGATTGTAGAGCCTTATATAGCGGAAAGGGCAAGGGATAATGCGATTGATGCGAACGAACTAAATGAAATCGTAGAGGATTGAACCAAAATGTGAAAAATAATAATCTTCCGGGTAAATATAAATGCCGACCCCCGCTCCCATCCCCGAGTTTCTTACGCCGAACGCAAATGACACCGTCCCCGCTGAGGTGCTACTTACACGTATCGCTGACGATTATGTGGAACTAACGAAACTCCGCATAGAGTATGAGAAGAAACTCCAGTCACCCGACCTCCAGAAGGCTTACAAGTTCGTCGTGGAGCATAAGGGATTTCTCCTAAGCCAGTTAATGGTGGAGTTCTACATGTCCCTTATGAATGCGATTACGGAACTTGAGTTCACCGATAAGGAAGACCCTACACTTAACCTAAAGTTAAAATATACCCCTCTTTCATAATGGGTAAGTTTGACATAATACCAGCATTTATAGGCGTATTTATAGCGATTGGATTTTCAGAATACAACCGCTACAAGTTAAATAAATACTACGAAGAGCAGAATCGCAAGAACAAGGAGGAGATAGATAAACTTTATAAACGCTATGTAAGGTGATGATGGCTAAATCGCAGAATAGGCAGTAGAGAGAGAGTTTTTAGAGTTCCCATAGAGTTTATTTACGATTTAGCCTACATTAGCCTACATCGCAAATAATCGGTATTTTAAATATTGTTATTCTATATATAGAATGAGTATCGCTAAGGTATATAAGCAAGGCGGTGGTAATGACCCTCTTGTTGGTGCTGGATTCTGGGAAGACGTGTCCGCTATTGGTTCTAAGGTGGTAAAGGGTATTTCCGATACATTCAACCCGCCAGAAGATGAGAATATGAAGAAACTGCGTAAAATGGGTGAAGACCTAAAGGCTATGAACGCCAAGCGTAATGCTCTACACGCTAATGCTACGCAAGTAAAGGCGACCAAAGTTGCTCCTAAAAACACTTTTGTAGCGACTGCTCCGGTTATGGCTTCAAAACCGATGACAGCAAAAGCCCAAGCGATTCGCCAAGCGACATCTGTAATGATGGAAAAGATACACAATACCGCACCACCAGCAGTAGCAAGTGCGATAGATAATGGTATGGCTAAAATGTTAGAGATTGAGGCTAAACTGAATGAGATTACGGTAGAGCATTTTAGTAGCCCAGAAGGATATGCTGATATTACGCCTACTAATGTATCTAAGGTAAAGGGTGATTCAGCCCAGCCGATTCTATGTAGAACTGGAACAAAGAAGGATATAGCATGGTGGTTAATAGAGCGTTTTGACCCTATATACAAGGAGAAGTATGTAGAGGCTTTCTTCGGCGGTGGTGCTATATACTGGCAGAAACCTAAATCAAAGGTGGAGGTTATTAACGAGTTTAACCCGTTGGCGTGTGACTTCTACCAGCGTCTACAGAAGGGATATGCGACTTCGCCTAACCTAATACCAGAGTTGGATTTATACGATGCGTCTATGAAGGCATTTGGTGTAGATAAATGGTATAAGGCTTTATACGATTACTATTGTGGCTCTGCTGGTCGCTACATTTCTTCTACCAAGGTTAATATCGCTAATGATAAGGGTAAGAGCCAGATTAAGCAGATTGACCGTATCGCACGTATCTGGATTCCATGGCTAAAGGAAAATCCTATTATAACTAAAACTGTTAAAGATAAATACGGTGGTAAATACGAAGTAATCCTAAGAAGTGCTAAAGGCGGTGCTAATGATAATCTTGTATGTATGTATTGGTATTTGCTGTCGTTCTGTTGCGGTCAAGGTGGCACGGCAAATATACCGCTGGAAGACCTCCAGTGCGTCGCTAATAAGCCCGATACACTTGTTATGATGAGCGGTAATGAGGACGCTAAGGAGGGCGAAGATGACGATGAGGAGGCTGACTGGAAGGAGGGCGATGCTAAGCCACAAATGCCTATCAAGAAGACTTCTGACCCGCATAATAAACTTGCGTTGACTGGCAGAGGCTCTTGGTATATTAACCGCCTAAAGGGAACTAAAATATATAATAGCGATGCCTTAGATGTATGCCCCAAGGAGGATTCACCTAACGCCTTCTTTATGTTAGACCCTCCCTACGAAGCCGGTGGCGGTTATGGTATTGCTTCCACGGTTGAGAAGAAAGGTGGTGCTAAACACGATACAGAGTTCTACGCACCTCTCCGTGCCGACGATGACCCCAAGTCAGTATTTCCGTTCCGTGCGTTCGTTAGAATGTGTAATAGTCTGAAGGCTAAGGTAATGGTGACTATTAACGGTAGTAAGAACATATTAGAACTCTTCCAAGGCAAGGGTGATGTAAAGCATAGCAAGGTCTGGTATGCGTGTAAGATTTGGGTGCTTAACAAGGCATCTAAAGGTAAGCGGTCGGCTCGTTTTGAAATCGTATATGGAAACTACAAGTTTAAGAACGCTGAAGATGTTAATAGTAAGGCGTTTATGGAAGCCCCAGAATATGTAATCTACTCCCCTTCCAAGGGCAAGGCGATACATCCAGTCACATACGATAAGCCCGTATTACCTTACCAAGACCCAGTATGGGTTGGTGCTACGGCGAAAGGTGTTCCCGCCGGTCTAACACTAAAACCAAAGAACGAAGATAATCCAGATAGACCAGTAAAGCCCCACCCATGTATTAAATCCAAGGAGCGTAAGCCACCTATACCTAACGAAAAAGCACCATTCGTAAATGACAGCAAATCTGCTGTCAAAGCCGAACCGGCGGGAAGTGCTACAGAAATAGTTGTAGCCCAGCCAGTCGCTAAACCTAAGCGTGTTCGTAAGCCAAAGAACACTATAGTAGAGCCTTCTACCGCTGAGGCAAACTTAGACAACGCACCCGATTTGGAGGTAGGCTTAGGTAGACATAGGCATAACGAACTGCGTGGAGGATATTATATGACTTCTAATCCACCCCACTTAGGTAGTCGTATGGCTTACGCTCCTACTATTGTTGCCGACGAAAAGCCTATAATGTCTGGAGGGTCTGCCTACGAAACCGGCGACTGGTGAAAAACGGGCTGAAACGCCAACTTTTCCTTATCAACCCCTTACCCCAACTTTTTTACGATATGAAATCGCAAACATTTTTACCATTTCATATCGCTTACTTACCTAAATGGGGGTAAAAATCTATATAGATATATAAATACAAGTAAAAAAAATATTTTTTTTACTATTAAATACGATACAAACCTATACATATTTACCAAAAGTAAGCATATTAGCCAATATTGTAAATAACCCAGCCCAACCTCATTCCCCCGGCTCTGTAAAAAAGTTTATTACCCCGGCTGATTTTTTATGTCATCCACAGTCATAAAAGGATGCCCCGCCTACCCAACGCCAACGCCCAAGCGAATACCCCGGTGCGGAAAGAAAGCGAAACAATAAGCCACGGTGAGGTCATAAGCAGTATGGCAACCACCACCCCAGCGACCAACTGGCACGACGGCAACCCAGTATTTAGCCTTTACGAACGCCTTAACATTAAACTAACGAGCATTAGCCTATACCCAGAGGTAGATAAGACTACGGGCAAGGTAAAGAAAGCATATAAGCCGTTAGGAAAGTGGAAGGAGGAAAGCGACCGCATAGCCAACCTAAGGGCTGGAACGGGATACGCCCTTATTACCGGTAAGCGGGGCGGTGTAAGCGTAATAGATATAGACGACCCTAATACGGAAACCGCTAAGGAACTAATGGATTTAATGACCGAATGCGAACTCGTAGCCAAAACCCGCAAGGGATTTCACTACTGCTACGCCTACACGGATAAGGTAAAGCAAACTACCAGCGAAGAATACAAAATAGATATACGCAACGATGGCGGTATTATATTTTGCCAACCTACCCAACTACACCACAAAGGCGAAGTATTAGCCCACTACGAATGGATTAAAGAACCGATGGAAGACGCACTAACAGAAATGCCCCAAGCAGTAATAGACTATTTAGCAAGTAAAGACCAGCGGTTCGTAGGCGTAGAAGCACCTAAGCCAAAGCCCAAGGCGAACATAATAGTAGAAAGCGAAGTAAGCGACGAAGATATAGGCGAAAGCGTAAGTCAAGTAAGCAATAGCACCAGCACAGAACCTAAGGAGGTAGAGGAACACGAACTAATAAAGGTGGTGAACGCCCTACCAGACTCGGTGCTAAAGAACTATAGCGACTGGTGCGACATAGGTATTATATTTTATAATATGAAACTAACATGGCAAGACTGGGACAAGGTAAGCAACCGCCCCAACTGCGGATACGAAGCGGGTGCGTGTAAGGCAAAGTGGGGAACATTTACGGATAGTAGAGCAAAGAAACTAACAGACGCTACATTATGGCATAAACTTAAGAAGGCGAACCCAGCCAAGTTTTACGAACTAATGGAAACCCGCAAGGACTTTTTAAATATGCTACAACTACTTAATAGCAACGATATAGCCAAGTATTTTTATAATATATTACCGGACAAATATGTATATAACGAGCATTTAGGCTGGTATAGCCTAAGCCCTACTAATGTATGGTCGCATAGCGAAAAGCCTACGCCAAGCGGTATTAAGGGCGATATTAGTAATACCTTCCAGCAGTTATGCTTAGATACTAAGAAAGCCATATTAACTAAGTTCGCAAGGGACGCTGGTAAGACCGCCGACCAAGAAGAACATAAGAAACTAAAGGCGGAATGCGACGAGAAAATAACGCTAATACACAAGTCCTACAAGACCTTAGGCGGTGCGGACTTCTGTAGCGGTGTTATTAGTTTTTTAGATACATACTACAACGACCCAGATTTAGAAGAGAAGATGGATATGAACCCGCACCTTTTTGCCTTTAGCGACGGGTTATACGACCTAACCGCTAATAAGTTTAGACCCATAAAACCCAGCGACTACATTAGCACTACAACCGGCTACGAATACCCCAAGAAGAGCGACAAAGCCGTTAAGGACGCACTAATGAAGTTCCTAAAGGGGCTACACGAAGACGAGCCAACGACGGATTACCTACTAAAGATATTAGCCTCCGCATTATTAGGCTACAACAAGTTTGAGAAGTTTTATGTATTTACGGGTAAGGGCGGAAACGGCAAAGGCGTAATAGCCGACTTACTACGCATAGCGTTCGGCAACTACTACTACCCAGCCGACGTATGTATATATACTAAGACCAGAGAGCGGGTAGACCAACCTATACCAGCCTTAGTAGAAGGACGGTGTAAGCGGGTATGGGTAAGCACAGAGCCAGAGGAAAACCAACGGCTACAAGTAAGCGTTATTAAGAAGGTAAGCGGAGGCGACCCAGTAGAGGCAAGAACGCTACACAGTAAGCATATATTTAAGAGTAAGCCGATGTATAAGCCTATTATACAAGCCAACGATATACCTAAGTTAAGCAAGGTAGATATGGGCTTACAACGCCGTATGGAGGTGCTTAAGTTCCCCTTTAACTTCGTAGCGACCCCTACACAACCGCACGAACGCCAAGGCGACCCCGATATTAAGTATGTAAAGTGCGTAAGCGACGAGTGGCGTAATGAGTTTATACTAATATTAACAGAATACTACTCCAAGTATATACATACGGCTAAGAGCATAGTAGTCCCCGATAGTATTAAGAATAGCACGGGCGAATACATAGACGATAATAACCCGCTAAAGTTCTGGTTAAGCAGTTATTACGATATAACCAATAATGTAGCCGATACAATAAACGCTACAGAACTAAAACAAGCATACAAAGCCGATACAAATACGGAGAAATGCGACGATAGGTGGTTTAAGCAGATGCTGGGGTTTAACGGCGTAGAACACGGTAGAACGGGACAAGGAGCAGTTTATAAGGGGATTAAGCGTAAGCCAGAGGGCGGATTACAGATAGAGTAAGGGTGTAGGGTAATGTAGGGTAAATCGCAGAGTTTGCCTTAGGGTGATTAACTTTATTTACTTGTATAGGGGACTTTACGATTTAGCCTACATCAGCATACATTTTAAATGGGTATATTTTATATACCTATTTAATATAGAAGATGCCTTATGACATAGTTAAGTTTCCAGACGGCTATAGGGTTAGAAGCATACACGGTAAATGGCTCTCCGATAAGCCCTTAAGCCTTGCGGAAGCCGAGAAACAACAGACCGCAGTAGCAATCAGCGAACATGGTGGAACTTCTAAAGGGGGTAGTAAGGGCATCAATATTCCGTATCGTGATTTTGTAAAAGAACATAAAACTCTGCTCGGTGTTCTAAAGCACCCTTCCAAGGCTGGATTAAACGGCGAAATAAAAGACCAATCCGCAGAACTGCGTAAAGTATTACTAAAGGGCGGAGCATTACCTACTAACGATACGATTGCGGGGCAAATGGCTGAAGATTCGTATAAACCCCAAGGGACAGCAAATATAGGCGGTTTTGATTTAGTATATAATACACCTACTATTAAGGCATATAAACAAGGTAATAACCTTATTGTAGCCGTGCGTGGAACTGTTCCCAGCGATAAGGTTGACTTAGGGGCGGACGCATCTATAGCCATAAATAACCTTAATAACACTCCCCGATACAAGACCGACGCATCTATTGTAAATGCCCTTAGACAGCGGTTTCCTACCGATAAGTTTTATGGCGTAGGTCACTCTCTTGGTGGTGCTATTGTAGATAATCTTATACAAGATGGGCTTATTGACGAGGCAGTATCGTTCAATCCAGCGGTAGAAAGTAAGTTTTACAATAATACTAAGAACCAGCGTATATCGCATAAAGACGACCCGCTGTATAGGCTAATGACTAAGAATGCCCGTAATGTGCGTGTAATCCAGACACCGCTAAAGAAAGACCCCTTACCTATACCTAAGGTGGGTATATCTTGGCTGGACGAAGGCATACAGAAGGTCGCACAAAAGTTTAATCCATTTGGCTATTTCCAAGATAAACTAAAAGCCCATAGTGTAGGTAGTATATTTGGTCGTGGCTCTTGCGGTAAGCCCTATGCCAACTGCGGTTGTAGCGGTGCGTTTAAGGAGCAACTGGAAGCCGATAAATATACTTGTGCTAAATACCTTAGCGACGCACGTAAGAAGGCAAGTAAGGCTGGGCTAAAGAAGGCTAATACGCTGGATTTTGCGAATGACCCTACGCATAAACTTCGCATAACCGCACCAGATGGTTCTATTCGTATGTTTGGTCGTGTAGAGTATGGGGATTATTTAATCTGGACGCATTTAGAGGAACTTGGCAAAATACCCAAAGGGACAGCAAATAAGAAGCGTAATGTTTTTCACAAGTCGCATAGCAAGATAAAGGGCGACTGGCAGAATGACCCCTATTCCCCTAACAACTTAGCCCTCAATATACTTTGGTAAGAAAGACCCCGGTGCGTTTGTTTCCCCCACAAATAATCCCGGCAACGTGTATAACCACATGGACGCTCCCCACGCATACGCCAACTGCCCTAACCCAGAGGAGTGTAATAGATGCGAACGCCCGGTCGCACCAGTAAGGGAAACCCGCCCACCGCACCAAGCCTACTATAGGGCTTACGACCGTAGGGATATTACTAAGTATTATAGGTGTATAGATACACCAGAGGGCTTAGTATGGCAACCCGAAAACGGTAGGGGTAAGTCCTATAAGTGCCATAGTATCGCTGGGACGATGGGTTCTACCAGTTGGGGCTTTAGTGACCCCAAGGTAGACCAAGGGCGATGGCAACCGATGAACCCCTA